GGTTCACGCGAGAAACACGAATAACGGTGCAAATTATATAATGGACGCAACTGACCTTTATAACAACGGTCCACCTTCAGAACGTTTGAGTGTTGGTGGAGACGCAACTATAGAAAATAGATTGGGTGTAGGGACAATATCACCCGCTTACGAATTAGACGTTACGGGTGATATTAATTTAACGGGTGATTTAAGAATTAACGGAATCTCGCAAACTTTTGGTGGTGGTGGTGGTGGTGGCTCATCCGTTTGGACAGTGAGCAGTGGATACGCCTATTATAACAGTGGTAATGTCGGTATAGGAATAAGTACACCCGCTTACGAATTAGACGTTGTAGGTGATATTAACATATCTTCTGGTAGTAGATTTAGGATTAACGGGGTCGCACAAACGTTTGACATAGATTCCAATAATACGTTTACAATTGAAACAGCTAATATAGAAAGATTTAGAATTGATTCGAATGGTGATACAACAATAGGTCAGGATAATGATATAGGTACGGGACACAGATTGACCGTAGTTGATGGTTCGACTTCAAATGATGGTAGTTATGCGGATTTAGTCATAACAAATATGAACGAACATAATAACGCGAGACTACTTTTAGGTACACCGCATAATACAGACTCAACTTCTGCTTTTAAAGCAGCTATAATAGCCGATGGTGCTGGTAGTTATAGTCGTTGTAATTTACACTTTTGTTTGGACCAGTCGACTAATAATACGGTAAATGCAGATATAAATGACTCTAAAATGGTAATAAAATATGACACAGGGAACGTGGGTATAGGAACAACAGGTCCAGGTTATAAACTCGATGTTAATGGGGATATTAACATGTCTACTGGTAGTAGTTTCAGGATTAACGGGGTCGCACAAACGTTTGTGGGTGCTTCAAGTCAGTGGACACAATCGGGATCAGATATTTATAGACCCTCTGGTAATGTTGGTATATTAAATACAAATCCATCTTATCCGTTAGATGTTACGGGTGATATAAATGTAACAGGTGGTTTACATGCAAATGGTGCCGCGGGTACGAGTGGACAAGTACTCACATCGAGTGGTGGTGGTGGAATGTCTTGGACTAATAAAATTTGGTCATACGCTACAGTCATATCATATCCAACTGTTACGATGACTTCCGCGAGTTCGGGTGGATATGTAGCATCGGCCAGTTCATCTGTAGGTTCGGGTCCCGCATATTACGCATTTAATAATATTATAGGAGCAGAATCGTGGCGTGATGGATACTGGTCGTATACAGGGTCTCCGACTGGAACTTATACTGGTAGTTTTTCGACAACATATAACGGGAGTACAACCGTAGATGGTGAGTGGATACAGTTACAGGTTCCAACGAGTATAACCATAGATTCAATAAAAATTGCACCTGAGAATTTTAGAAGTTTAAACGCTCCCACCGAGGGTAAAATTTTGGGAAGTACGAATGGTTCGACATGGACTTTAATACATAGCTTTACGGGACAAACATATACCGACGGACAATATACAACTATCTCGTTTAGTAACTCAGTCTCGTATTCATATTTTAGACTATGTGTTGAAAGAACTGGTGGTGGCTTTGGCGCTGGACCTGGTGCATGTAAAATTGGTGAATTAAAATTTAATAAGGCGGCAGATACATATTATAGTGGGAACGTCGGTATAGGAACGATAAGTCCGGCTCACCCTTTAGATGTTGTTGGTAATATAAACTGTTCAGGTACGTTATCAAAAGGTAGTGGTTCCTTTAAAATAGATCACCCACTCCCAAGTATGAGTAATACACATTGTCTATACCATTCTTTCATAGAAGGTCCACAAGCCGATCTCATATATAGGGGTAAAGTTGATCTAGTAAATGGGAGTGCTTCTATAAACTTGGATACTGTTTCTAACATGACCAGTGGTACATTTGAGGCGCTAAACAGGAACGTTCAATGTTTTACATCAAACGAATCCGATTGGGATGCAGTGAAGGGTTCCGTATCCGGAAACACTCTTACAATATCATGTCAAAACGCATCTTCCACAGCAAATGTTAGTTGGTTAGTTATAGGCGAAAGAAAAGATAAACACATGTACGGTACAAGCTGGACTGACGATGACGGATTCGTCATTCCCGAGCAACTAAAATAATTATTTTTTTTACCATTCTGGAAAATGTCAGAATGGTAGAAAGTTTTGTTTACTTACTTTCGTGATGGAAGCGTGTCCATGATTGCTAAGGCAATAACACCCGCAATAAAGAACAAAACAACATAATTACACTCTGTATCTTCTCCTCTACCAGTAGAATTTTTACGTTTCTCCTGGACTGGGACTGATACTTCTCGTGAAGGTCTCGGCCTTTCAATAGGATCTTCGTCTAATGGACAATACCCTATCATATACTATATTTTACAAATTAATTTCGACTGATTTTTTCTTTCGACCACGTTTAGCTTTGGTCTGAGTAACTTTAACTTCACGTAATTCTCCATCACCCCCTCCTTCGACATCACCTGGTGTTGGTGCTTCGGCAATATCGGAAATATCGTCATCTTCGTCATCGTCTAATACAACTGGTTCTTGAGCTGGAATACTTGTTGTGTTCATGGGTGGTGTTGGTGGCATCATAATGTTACCCATGAGACTAGAAATATCAAACCCTGGACCTTGCATTTCGTGTTTACCATCACTCGAAGGTTCTGAACCCTGTTGTGATTTTGGCACTGTATTTTGTACCGCAGACATCATGTTTTGAACAAGTCCTGGATTCTGTTTAATCACGTCATTCATGTTTGGCATGACCGATTTGAACATACTATTCGTCAAATGAAACATCATCGCTGAGCCTCCAAGCATCATAATCAGTTTGATTTCTGGGGCGACGTGCATTTTAGATCTATATTTCACGTATAATTCTTCGAATACTTCATCGTAATCGTCGACGTTTTCCATGACGTTTTCAGACCACCCGTCAAGTTGGATCTCGAATGGGTTATACTTCTTATTCATAAACTCAAGACCTGTCGTACACGCAATAAGCATACGTCTCGAAAACTTAATCGATTTGTCTACATCTATACTATATGTTATTCGTTTTACTTCGTTTCTAAGTTCGTCTACAGGGGAATAAGCATTCAAACGCTTGTTGACAGTAAACCCCTTTTTTTCCAAACGTCCAAGTTTGTTGACGAGATCCGCTTTCTCTTCGTCAACCGTCTTAAAACCTGGTGATGGTTTTTCTTCCTCCTCTTCCATCATGTATCCACCTCCTCCACCCCCGTAGTCCATATCGGGTTCGTCGTCGTATTCATGATAATCAACGGGTGCTTCTGGTGGAGGTACAGATGGTTGTGCTTGTTTATTTGGGTTAGCAAATGAGTCAATATCTTCCTGGAAAACCTGGGGTTGTGGCGCTGTAAATTGTGTTTTCATTTGAGAAATTTGTTTTTTTACAGGCTGACGTCGAGGAACATCAATTTCAATTTCGTTCATCAGGGCCTGTTCACTATCATCAAGTTTCATAACATTTGTATTTTTACGATCAAGAATAATTTCACCGTCCATTACTATTACTCTTTATATTGAAACTATTCTAATCTCTTTAACGCACTTTATAAAAAATGTTGATTCAATATAAATGAAACTTAACAACACCAACAGAAATACGATCAGAGCTATATTCATCGTCATCGCAATATTGTGTGTTCTCACAATGTTCCGTACCAGCGGGTACCAGGGTAAAGATGTCGAAATCGAAACCGTCAATACGGGTTCGCTCTTCGATATCCCATCGACCCAAGAATGTTTGGGTGATGCATACTATTCCGACAGTAAAGGTGGTGTATGCAACGGTCAAAAACTTGTTCAGGAACAAGCGGGGTATAAGATGAAGTAAAATCTCCAGTATATATAAATGGCTTTAGTGACTAGTCAATCCACTTTACCCGATTTCGAATATGAACACCATACTATAGTTGTTGATAACACAAATTTAGCAAATAGTCAAAAACCAAAATTTACCGCTTTTCTCCCAGCAGTTTTGGAAAATATTGTACAAGTACAATTAATTGCTGGTAATTTTACTGGTTTGGGATTTTCACCACAGTTAATAAATTTACATATAGATCAGTTAAACACACCGTTTTCTCAGTACGCAAAAGATACACTCTCGTCAACTAATCAAATTAAAATACAAAATCTATTTGGTAGTTTTGTAACAAATAACACTACTAGTTATACTTTTAAAAACGAATATCCAATTATCCAACAATATTATAACCCAATTCGTAAACTCGATAGATTATCCATACATTTTTTAACCACTACTGGTGCAGAATTGGCGATCGGTAACGCTTATCTTATATTTAAATTCATTTGCAAAAGAAGAAACGTATCCTATTAATTATGTCAGGGCGTCGCTAACTTGTATTTTTAACCTTTTCTTATTATAAATGTCATCTGGTATTGTTCAACTTATAGCAATTGGTGCTCAAGACGAACACATTATGGGCGAACCAGAAATATCTTTTTTTACGTCAACGTTTAAAC